GCCCCTTTTCTTTACTCTACTATCTCGCCTTCGGCGGGTTCAGCAGCCAGCTCCTCTCGAAGCATGTCAGTAAACCCTGTACGAGCTACCTCAATCTGGTCAAGGCGAGCGCGAGTTGCGTTACCTTGCTGTGCCAAATCTTGTAGCTGACCTACTAGATACTGAGCTTTCTCGCTCAAATCTTCGATCACATAGTTGTTGTCTTCAAAAACCAATGTTGGCTTTTCTTCTGTTTGTACGTCTGTCATAATAGAATCCTATTTAAATATGTCCTGCCAGTTACCCGTAGTACTCGCTCGAGCGTACTCGGTGGCACGGTTTTCAAAAAAGTTAGTGTGTTCCACTGCATTGAGCATATAGTCTAGCCAAGGCAATGGGTTCTCTTCGCTACCAAAAATCTTCTTCATTCCTAGACCGAGTAGCCTACGGTCAGCAATATATCGAATGTACTCTTTGATTTCTCCCGATGTCAAGTCAGGTACATCAGCACCTTCAAAACACAAATCAATAAAAGCATCCTCGAGTTCTACAGTACGCTCTGCAGCGCAGTAGATTTCATACTTCAACTCATCATTCCACAACTCAGGATTTTCCGCGATGAAAGTTCGGAATAGTTGAGACATACCTTCTACGTGAAGTGTTTCATCCCGAATAGACCACGTAACGATCTGTCCCATACCCTTCATCAAGTTGTGTCGAGGGAAGTTGAGTAGTATCGCAAAACTACTAAATAATTGTACTCCTTCTGTAAATCCAGAGTAAATCGCCATAGTCTTTGCAATGTTCATGGGTGTGTCCATACCAAAGGTAGATAGATGCTCGTGCTTATCCATCATTGCTTTGTGGTCCATGAACTTTTGGTACTCATCATCTCCAAACCCTAAAGTTTCGAGTAGTAATGAGTACGCTTCTTGGTGTACTGCCTCCATTGCAGCAAAAGCAGAAAGCATCATTCGTACTTCTGGCTGCTTAAATGTTGGTAGATAATGCTTTGCATATCCACAGCACACGTCTACATCTGCCTGAGTAAAGAAACGGAAGATCTGTGTAAGCAGTCTTTTGTTTCCCGGCGTCAGTTTCTCTCTAAAATCTTTCAAGTCGTCTGCAAGATTGACTTCATCTGGTAGCCAATGCATATGCTGTTGTGACTTGTAGTGTTCAAATGCCCAAGGGTAATTGAACGGTTTGTAATATTCTCTTTCTGTGAGAAGATTCATTAAAAACTCTCCATAACTTCTTCGAAGTCGCTGTATCCTCCAACCCACTCACCGTTCACTAGTATTTGTGGTACGGTTTTGGCTCCTGGAAATAGTCTACTAAATTCAATCATTGCGTGGTTGGCGTCAATATAAGTGTAATCAAGGCACAACTCCTCTGCAAGGTCAACGGCTTTATCACAAAAGCCGCATCCATCTGATCCATAAATCTCTACGTTCATCATTAACCTTCACAAGCTAAGCAAGCATTTTCGTCCATAGACTCAAATATCTGCCTTCTTAGCGCCTCGTCTGATACTTTCTCTGCTCGCTTATAAGCTTCACTTCGTAAGTAGTACAGTGTTTTAACTTTTTGCTTCCATGCTTGCATATGTATAGCATGAAGCTCCTGTTTTGATACGTCCGCAGGGAAGAATACATTGAGAGACTGACTCTGACAAATATGCTTTTGTCGGTCTGCCGCCATATCAATAACCCAGCGTTGATCAATTTCTACTGCGGTTTTAAACACATCTTTTGTCCAATCATCAAGAAACTCTAGATGTGCTACTGATCCGCCGTTTGTTACAATACTCTTCCAAACTTCATCATTATCCATTCCTAGCTCTCGGAGAAGATCTTCGAGATACTCGTTCTTTTGTAGAGAGGTACCACTTTTAGTTTTCTGTGTATATGCGTTAGCACGGTAAGGCTCAATACTAGGACTAGTGTTACCACAGATAATGCTACTCGAAGCGTTTGGAGCAATAGCCAGCAAGTGGCAATTACGCATACCTGTGCCTTGTGCATCAGGCGCTTCTCCGAGCTCCAATGCAAGAGCTCTACTAGCAGTCTCCGCAGCTGACTTAATGTGCCAAAACATAGCCATATTACGTCCCTTCGCCATTGCCGATTCAAACGGAATGTTGTGCCGTTGTAAATAGGCATGGAACCCCATCGCCCCCAAGCCAATGCTTCTCTCCTTCTCTGCACTGAAACGTGCTTTCTCCAGCTCATTTGGAGCATGAGCAATAAAGTAAGTAAGTACATTGTCTAGCATTCGTACTAAGTCTGGAATAAACTGAGGATCACTGCTCCAAGAGTCATACTCCTCCAGATTTACACTTGATAGACAGCATACTGCTGTTCGGTCTTCATTTGTAGCAAGTGTAATTTCACTACATAAGTTTGATTGGTGTACCTGTAGCCCTAATTCTTTCTGACAATCTGGAAGTGCTTCTTGCACTGTGTCGCCAAACATAATGTAAGGCTCGCCAGTTTCGACACGATTTTGTATCAATTTTACCCAAAGTGTCTTTGCTGATACAGTTTTTGTTACTCGCCCAGAATTAGGATCCACGAGAGGCCAGCTATCATCAAAGCCCTCATGCTTAGTTGCGCCTTCAATGAGCTCCATGAAAGCATCAGGAATAACAACTCCATGATGAAGATTAGTAGACTTACGGTTAATATCACCGCCAGTAGGCTTTCGTACATCTAAGAACTCCTCGATTTCGGGATGATTCATCGGCAGATATGCCGCGTAGCTTCCCCGACGGGTAACTCCCTGCGAGAATGCGAGCATTTCTGCATCTACAACTTTCATAAAAGGTATTACGCCGGTAGACTCCGATCCATTAGAGGTTTTAGAACCAACTGAACGTATATCTCCCCAGTACCCGCCGACCCCGCCGCCAACAGAAGAAAGAAAAGCGTTTTCTGTATAGTGGTCCGTAATACCTCTCCTACTATCATCCACGTAATTGAGAAAACAACTAATAGGCAGACCACGCTTAGTCCCGCCATTACTGAGAATAGGGGTACTGAACATAAACCATAATTTACTAGCATAGTCGTACAGTCGTTGAGCATGGGCTTCGTCGTCCGCGAAGGCTTCTGCTGCACGAGCAAAGGCCTGCTGTGGAGAACCTTCTCCATTTACTAAGTATCTATCTTGTAGAGTTTTTATACTAAACTCAGAGAGATAGCGGTCTCGTCTAAAATCAATTTCTATATTCATTTATCACTCGCCCAATATCTTCAATATTGTCTGCACCTATTGCATCATCGCAGTAGGTAATTAAATCCATTAACTCGTAGTTGACGAGCAACTGTTCTGCATTTTCATTCAAAGATTGAATGTACTTATATTTACTTGATATAGGAACCGCATTATAAATATCCATTGCATCGCCGTATTGTTCAATGAGCTGTGTTGCTCTCTTCGGGCCAATGCCAGGAATACCTGCTACGTTGTCGCCTTTATCTCCTGTCAAACACTTCATTGAGATATAGAGGTCTGGATCAACATCATAATGTTCTTTCCAGTTATCTAATCTCACTTCTCGTCGAGTGACATATGAAAATCTACCTACATTCTCTTGAATGAGTAGATCCCAATCTCGGTCACTTGAAATCAACCAAATATACTCTAAATCGTACTTACCTTTGTGTCTTACTAAATGTGCTGCAATATCGTCAGCTTCTACACCCTTATATCTAAGGACTGGGTAGTCTTCTGCGAGCACTTCGAGGCTTGCTTCGAACTCTTCGAAAAACTCTTCGAATGCGAGTCTCTCTGCGTCTGATTGTTCAGCGAACTTATCTTTTCTATTCTGCTTATAGTCGGGGGCAATCGCCTTACGATAAGTTGATGACCCCCAATCTGCGGTAATGATAACGTCCTTACAATCATATGATTTAGCCAAACTTTTTACTGTACTTTGATAGTCGTATCGAAAATCAGTACGGCCCTGATGCTTCCAGCGAAACGCTAGATTAAGAGCATCTACGATTAGAGTAGAGTTAGCATCATCATTAATCATCTTATCTGTAAGATTAAATGCCATGTATAAACTCTACTTTTTCTTCTGCTAGCCATGTCTTCGCTAGAAGTACATAGCAGTCTAACCACTCAATATGTATCCAGTGGTCTGTGGATTCAGGAAGGAGTGCAGTTACAACAAATACCTCTGACCGATTGTATTTAAAAAACAATAAAGGCTCCTGGTTACCGCCTTCTGCTTGTTGTATTAACTTCTTCCACCATTTAATTAAATTGTTTGTTCGTGGCGCTGTGAATATCTTATCTGAAAGAGGTGACTTTTCATAGTTCTTCACTTCTATACAAAATCTATTCTTTGCGTGGGGTACGTAGAGGTCTCCCTTCAAGTATTCAAGAGCACCAGAAGCTGGCACTCTCTCAAACTGGAAACCTGTAGCTTCGCGCAACATATCTCTAACAAGATATTCACCTCTCGCGCCTTTTGCTCTACTATCAACCATCTACTCACTGCCCATCAATATTTCGCCAAGTTGATCTAACTTTTCTTGATACTCTGCTGCTTTTGCTAACTCTTCTTCAATAGCGGCCATAATATCAGGATGTTCGCCGATTCCTACGGGACTTTGCAAATATATCCTCACATTCGTTTGATGATACTTCACCTTCCCTGTCAGATAGCTCATCATGTTGTCTGCTATCATCTTTTTCATTATACTTCTCCTTGGTCATTTCCCAAATAATTCTACGACGGTTGCTTTGCATACGTCTTGCGTGTCCCATTAGTGCTCCAGTTTGCTAACATTACCTGACTTAACTACTTCAACTTTGTCGAGTAGAGGATGAGTCCAACCATGGCTCACGACATAAGTATTTAAGTCTTCTCCCAAAAGTACTTCTACCAGCTTTTCTCTACCTGCGTCATCTAATACTGCGATGACTTCATCTAAGAATAGAATGTTGATTCTAGACTTCGATATGCTACTCATCAATTTGCGTATAGCGATGAGAGTAGCGGTGTTCACCCTTGCCAACTCTCCACTAGAGAGAGCAAGAATATCCACAATGTTACCATTATCAGTGATTTGCACATTAAGTTTATCATTGGTTACTACAAACTCCAAAGTAAAACGACCATCGGACAATTCTGCTAGATAGTGATTTGTGAGCTCTTCCAACTCTTTTACCAAATTCTCTATCTTGTACGCAAGTAATCCATTTGTGCTGAAAGCTTTCTTCAATACTTCAAGATGGCTTGCAGTTGCTCCCTCCAAGTCAAGAAGCTCTTGTAATTCAAACAGTTCGCTTTCAAACTCTTCTGTTTGCTCAAGTATTACTTGGATTCTGGTGTTTCTTCTGGTAATTCGCTCGTTTTCTTTTGAGATTCGTTGTAGTTCTTCTTTCGCCTCTGATATTCTTTCTGAGATTCCACGAGCCCTGTCTTTAAGCTCATTAGGATCCAGAGGAGATGCCGGAAGGTTACTGTCAATACTTCTAAACAAATCTTCCCAATCTTTTCTAATTTTTCTTGCAGATGAAAACTCTGCATTGTCTCGTTTAATTTCTGATATTCTTCGGTCAATTTCATCTTGTCTTTCTCTGGCTTCAGCAACTTTTCGTGCCTCCGCATCAATTAACTCCTGTTTAAAAGAACTGTCTACAGATTGCTCACAAGTGGGGCAGTGATCTCCAAGTTTGCTTAGCTTATCTAAGAGTCGCTTTGACCCCGCTGCTGCTTGTGAAAGACTACCACTTTCTGACTGCAAATCATCATAAGATTGTATATGTTGTACTTTACAATTCTGTGCCTCATCAATATTTATCTTAGAGAGCAGATCTTTGTAAGTATTATTCTGAGAAATTTTTCTATTATTCTCAGAGATATTTTTAATTTCAACCATAAGGTTAGCGAGTTGCTTCTCGTCTTCTTCCGTCTCAATTGAAATTTCAGACAGAGGAAGTATGGATGTATCACTCAATTTGTTATCGCTTAACCACTTTTCGATTGTCGCTATCTTAGATTCAATACTATTAAGATTTAACGCACTCTTTCTCGCCTCTTCTTTAAACAAATCAAAGAGCTTTACATAGTGCTCTAAGTGGAGAAGATCAATGAGAAACTTTTTACGGTTCGTATCTGTCGCAGTAAGAAACTGTAAACTACTATTTGTACTTTGGTATACCAACTGAGAGAAGGTTTTAAAGTCGATGCCAACAATATCTTGGAGTGTCTTGTATGTATTGGTCGCTGTATGAGAACTAATATCTTCTCCATTTTCCAGCAGCTTAAGCTTAATACTAGACTTCCTATCAATAATAACGTCATACTTATTCTCATCTTTTGTAAACTCAAGATGAATATGGTAGCCTGAGTTTACATAGCGGTTTGGTATATCCGCTTTTTTAATACCTTTTGAGTTCTTGTTGTATAGTGCTTCTTCAATAATTAATGGTATAGACGACTTGCCCATACCATTAGTACCAATAAGTTGTGTTACAGTATCTTTACTAAGATCCAACTCATTATCCGCACCATAGCTAAAACAATTACTCCATTTCAACTTTTGTAGCGTAATCATTAAATATACCTACTATTTGTGGTATCCGTGTTTCTGGTATTTCCAGAATATAGGATAGATACTCTACTAATTCTTCTTGAATTGTCATCTCTTTGTCCATGACAAGGGTAGCTTCGCTACTTCGTTTTACAACTTTCTTATCAAGAAGTTCGCTATTCTTTACGTTCGCAAGCTCCTGTATGTCACCTTCTATCTCATAGATTGTATGATGATAGTCGGTAGGAACCATCTCATCAGTGCTGGATACTGTCTTACGAATAAGTTGTGGTAGCTCGAAAGCATCCCACATCCACGACCAGTCTACTGGGTTTATTAAGAGGTAGCCAGTCTGTACCTCATTTCTATGAAATGAAGTTGTCATAGGGCTGCCTGGGTATACGATATTTCGTTGAGTATTGCTGTGTGCGTGAAGGTCTCCTGCAAAAACTACTGGGAAGTCCTCGAACCTGTCTAAGTCCACCTCTGGCTTGACGTGCGGAGGAATCTCACCACGAACATGAGTGAACAAAGGCTTCTTTGGATCAAACAGTTCAATAGCGTTCTTACGATGAAGATCTGCATACGGCAGTACTCCAAACCCAAAGTCATTATCATAGTAGGACATATCTACTACTTTAACTAAAGGGTTAATGTCTCGTGATACTTTCTTTAATTGTGTAAAAAATGTTTTGTTTTTCTTTGTAGCTTCGTGGTTGCCATCATAGATCAGAGTTGGAATCTTTACGTTTGAAATGAACTCAAAGTAAAGTTCCAACTCTTCCATGTTCGGCAGACGGTCAAACAAATCACCACCAATAATGTGCATATTGCACTGTTGTTCAAGTGAGTGTATTTGCTTAAAAAACGATTGATACCGTTTTATCGCCCATTCACGAGGTACGTTCTTTTGACCTAGCTTTATGTGCCAGTCTGCCGTAAATAAAATCATCCGATATTAAACTCATCTTCCAAGGATTCATCAATATCGCCCGCTGCATCTTGACGAATTTCATCAAGAAGAGTCTTCTGGGCGTCTGGGGTAGGACGAGGCATAACGTCATCCATAGACTTTAAGTCTGCAATAGCTGCCATTTCGCTTTCGCTAAGAGCACGCTGCTTGCACTTGAGTACTTGTAACTGGTACTCTACATTGTAGGGTAAAGGGCCAGTCTTGACACGCTTGAACTTAACGTCCCAGCCTGTCTCTGGGTCTGTAGGATCTCCCAGATCTTCTGCTGCTGTAAGAATTGCTTCAAACAACTTCTTCTTGAGATTGATGATTTTGACTTCGCCATTGTCAATGCACTGCATTGCGTAGCTCCAGCCACACTTCAGGTCGGGATAGTACTCTCGAATCCAGTCCTTCTCAAGATTGTTAAATCGCTCTTCATTACGGTCAAACGACAAGCACTCGAAAGGAATGTTCTTACCGTTCTTGCCTTCTAGCCAGTATACATAACGTGCTAGTACGTCTCCAACTAAGCGAACTTCGTTGTCTCCGTCTCGGTATGCGTATGAAGTGATTGATGATTTTTTAGCGCCGCCAGCGGCTTTGTTAAATGATAATGCCATTAGTGTATATTCTCCTTAGTGACTTCTTCGTATAGAAAATGAACTTTGTTGTCGTCTATACGTAGTAGGCTGTTGTCTTCAAAAAATTCTTGTTCTATTTCACATTGAAGTAGATCAAGTGTAGTGTCCCCAGTTACTAAATAGTCCGCGTACGGACGCATGGAAGCTATCGCAAGATACTGGGCGATCTCACGATACTCATGCTTGTATGAATTATGCAGCAATACATCTGGATGAAGAAGAAAGGATTCGCCAGTAAAATGCTTGTCAGCAAATTTGTACATGTCATCATATTTGTTCTTCGGTATCGCCTTGGTTACAAGCATTTTAAAGATAATGAACATCGCCAGTGGACTACCATCTGCCGCTTCAAAGATCTTTTTCCAATCGTAGAATAACATATTATACTCTCATTTGATGCAAAAGTCAAGAACTATTTTTCTATGTTCAGAGCTGTTTAATTGAATAACCTTGTTTCATGTAATAGCCCATTCTGTTCGAAGCCTGTCTTTGCGCAGTCTTCCCCTTTAAGTGAATGTCAATAATTACTGGATCGCGTTTATTATCATGTTTCCTAACAACCCGCCCGATAAGTTGGGTAAGTAATGGTTCATTATTAATAGGAGTGGCCAAGATAAGGCAAGAAAGAGTATTAACTGATATGCCTTCACTAAATATTGCTTGAGTACCGTATAAAACATTCTTATCTCCATGTAAAATTTCACTTATAAGTTCTTCTCTTTGCTCATGTGGTACCTCGCCCGTAACACATATAGATTTTTCACCAGTCAGTTCGGCGCAGCTCTTTAAAAAGTGAACTCGATCTGACACCACGAGCACCTTGTGCCCTTTTGCAGCGTATGCTGCTGCTAACATTGCGACAGAGTGGCGATACTCGTCGTTATTTGCGATAGCATTGACTCGCTTAGCCCAAGGGATGCTGGCCCCATCGGGAAACCTAACCTCACTTCTGTATATGTGAATACTTGGCGTGAGGAAATTCTCTTTCGGTGGTTTGAAAATATTCGGGCTGAAGTAGTCTCTGAAGACAACGTGTTTTCCGTCCTTCCGCTCGATGGTGCCAGAGAGTCCAATCTTATACCGAGCATGACTGGTATCAATAATCTTAGCAAATGTCGGCGATGAAACGTGATGCATTTCATCTAGTATTATAGTTCCGAATTCTTTTCGGATTTTCTCGATATTCCTATACAAAGTCTGAGTATTCCCGATAACAATAGGGCTATCAAGCTCAAACCTACCACTCCCAATAATGCCGGGACTAAATCCATATACTTTCTCCACTTCTTTGGCCCATTGATTTCGTAGCGGCACAGTGTGCGTCACTACAAGTGTTTTTTGGCCCAGTTTCCCTGCGATTGCAAGACCTGTAAAGGTCTTTCCCCAACTTACCCACGCGTTGATGATACAGTTATCATCGAGGGCGTTATAGACGTCTTGTTGACTTTGACGTAAATCAAACTTAAACTCAGGAAAAGTAATGTCAACAGACAGCCGTTTTTCAACAATTTCATAGTCATTTGGTATAAGGTCCGTTCGTCCGATTGGTATAGATACCAGATTTTCGCGCACCCGCTGCAGATTCTTAATGATCTGTGGTGGATCGTTTGGGTTTTGCGAAGGTATTTTGTAAGTGAGCTCGTCCGAGAGTACCTTTCGATACTCCGGACTGCACTCCATAAAGATACGGTTAGATAGAACAGCTTTCATTATAACCCTAGTTGGTCTTTTGCTATGATGTACTTTTTAACAAAGCTACTACGCACAATATCGTGAACTTCAAAGTCTACTATATCGAACATTTCGGTTGCCTTTAGTACGCGAATAAAGTCCCGTAGGCCATTCTTGTGTAGGTCTGCCTGACGGAAGTCTCCACAAAAAATAACTCTACAGCCTTCTCCAACACGAGTAATAATGGAATCCAACTCATGAAATGACATATTCTGACACTCATCTACAATAATCGTAGCATTACGTAGAGTAACTCCACGAATAAAAGATGTAGTCATAAAATGTACTAATGCTTTTGTCTTTAATATTTGGTACGCATCACCACGTTGAAAGAGTTCTATACAAATATCCTTGTACGGCTCTTCATATACCGATGCTTTTTCTTTCTCGGTTCCTGGAAGGAATCCTATGTCCCGAGTAGGAACTGCACTACGTATTAGTACGAGCTTATCATACTCGCCTTTAATCATGTCATCAAAGGCAAAGTAGCACGCAATAAAAGTTTTACCTGTTCCTGCTACCCCATGCAAAACCATGTTCTTGTCGCTTTCAAAAGCTCGAAGCTGGTTCTGTGTGAGTGGTTCAATCTCCTGCAACTCTAAGTTTGCACCCTGTAAAGTTTTAGATCGTTTACCCATAATTTATACTTTTCTTCGAGTGTCCTCACGACGGTCTTCGGAATACTCGTATAATACCCACGGTAGCGGGCCGTAATGAAGAACTCCAGCATACCGCATATCACTTGCTGGAGGCCGAGGGATAACAAAAGGCTGCTTTACACCATCTAACTTCAATAGCGAACAAGTGTCCTTTTGTATTACTGACTTTATTCTGTAGTATTTTAGCTTACAAAACTGAGTCTTTTCATAGATGAATGGTGTGCCATTCGTGTCTATAAAATTCTTTTCTTTTGACTTGAGCACTCCTCGAAAGTTATCAACTTGCTGTTTGAGGGGATGAAGGTTTTTATGAGGACTTTGTAAGCGACGAATGCCCAAAGTATCCCCGCCCATATTTCTATCATCTACTATTGCTCCGTCTAGGAATAACAACCCGTCTTGTCTATCCCAGTTGCCTGAAGGTAGAATATAGACGGGAAACTTAATTTTATTTAGAGATTTATACTGTATCACCATACATTTTTGCAAATTTTCCCATTGAGTAGTCTTCGTCGATTTCAAAGTCGCATCCGACGGGAGCCCCAGGAATGGTAAGTCCTCTATCCATTTGTATAAAGTGTAACAACTTTTCGCTATAGTGTTCAATTTCGTCCTCTGGTACTTCGGCTAGGATTGAGTCATGCACAAGTGCAAAAATACGCGCTTTCATGCCTTTTGCCTTGATATACTCTCCCATATCTATTGCTCCAAGGAGGTTAATATCACTAGCAGCAGACTGTACCAAAAAATTAAGACCAGAACGAACGCTATGCGAACGTATGGCTGCATCGGTGGATTCAACATTGGGGAGCCTTCGCTTCCGACCAAAGAAAGAATAAATGAACCCATTTTGCTCAATAAATTTTTGATTATCATCAATCCACGCCTTTAGTTTGTGGAAGGCTTTGAAGTAGTCACTAATAACTTCTTGGGCTTCCGATTTAGAAAAATATTTACCACTGTCTTTTGTAACTTGATCGCTGATTTTTGCTGGGCCTGCTCCGTACATAATACCAAAGGTTACGGCTTTAGCGGCCTGACGCTTATCAGGATATAGCTCTGCTACTCGTTCTACATCGCAAGGAAGGCGAAATACCTTGTGAGCAATTGTGCTGTGAAAGTTTCCCCCACTACGGAATACATCCATAAGTGCTTTATCGTTTGCAAGAATTGCGGCTACATATACTTCTGCTGTAGTCAAATCCATAGCAACAATCTTATGGCCGGGAGCTGCTTTGATACAACCCTTTACAGTAGGGTTATCCCGAGGAAGCTGCTGCATATTAAGTTTACCACTAGAACTAAGACGGCCAGAAGTAGTACCATGCAAGTTAAAGCCCGTACGAAGACGAGAGTCTCGGTCCAGCTGAGGTATGATCTTGTCCAGATAAGTATTTTTGATTTTAGATTTTTGTCGTATATCCAAGATTCGTTTTGGTACATCCGATTGAAGGCTGAGCTCCTTGAGCACTTCCGCATCAGTAGAATCAGCACCCGTTCCTGTCTTTTTTCCAGTTGGGTTGAGACCAAGGTAGTCAAACAAAAGACTACGAAGCTGCATAGTGCTGTTAGGATTAAAAGGCTTTCCATTTAGTTCTTCAAACCTCCGTATGTTATCGTTTTCATACAAAGCAGCAATGGCCTCATCAATATCAGTCTGCATTGCATCCTGACCAATATACAAACGCTTTTTGTCAAAAGGAACACCATTGTCCTGGGTGTCGATAAGAAATCGAGTGCCAGGAATAAGAATGTTATCGTATACCCACTTGAGCTTTGGATTCTGTTTAATTTTGATAAACTTTTCGTAAATAAGAAGAGTACACAAAGCATCCATGCCTGCGTAGGTCTTCATTACGTCGAAAGGAATATCGCCCCAGTTGAACTGATCTTTGAGAATACCGTGCTCTTTTCGATACTGGTCAATCCAGTCATACATTGGCTTCTCATAGTCACCATAGGGTGTGAACTTCATTGTAAGTTGTTTGAGGCCATGCCCTCCGGGATTCTCGTCTATGAGGTAATGGAGCAACATTGTGTCTTCAAACTGTGGAAACTTGAAGTGAAAGTGATACTCAAAGAACGCCATATCGAACTTGGCGTTGTGGAATACTACTGTCTTTTTGTCAAAAAGCTCTTGCAGTAGTCGTTCAGTTTCATCATCAAAACAATCGGTGTCAATATAAGCACCGAACTTGTTATTATAAGCAAGACTAATACCAAGCATATACCCGTCACGAGGGTATAACCCAGTTGTCTCAGAATCGAGTGCAACATATCCACATTCTTCTGCGATGGCAGCCCGAATAAACTCATTAGCTTCCTCCGTATCTTGAATACCAAAAGCGATAGTACTATCAATTACTACATCTTCTTTGTCGCCGCTGATGTATTCAAGTATGCTTTGCTTGCCTGCTTCCCATACTTTCTTCGCTTCTGGTTTGAATGCGAGCATAGCAGGATTAATAATAGGCAAGAACTTCTTTTCTACTTTCTTGCCGGAGTACTCAGTAACTGAACTGAGTTTAGTATAATACTTCATAGCGTCAGAACCTACGAGAATAATCCAATCATAGTCGTCTGGATTCATGTCAATATCGCAGTCTCGCTTGAGTACTTTCTTAATAGTTGGGTCAGAGCACAACTGGTATTGGTCAAATTCCAATCCGTCGAACTCTGCTGAAAATCTTGTTTTACTTGGTTTGGTTTCTACTAATGCAACCTTAGGCATATAATTTACTCTTTAGTTTGTCTACTTGAGGTTTAGCTAGTGCTCCCGCATCCAGTGCTTTGTCTCCAAATGCAATGTTACGAGTGTTGAGTCCTATTGACTCGCACAGCTCACGTATTCTAGCTGAACCAGTTTGTCCAGCTTCATCATTGTCAAGAAAAACATCAATGCTATCTACTCCTGCAACGGAGAGTACTTGAAGCTTTTCTTCTGTTACATTCTTCACGCCAAAGCAACATACTGCATTTGTCAACCCTTTGTCGTGTAGGTTTAGTACATCAAAGATACCTTCTACAAGAATGATACTGCCTTGTATGGGTTCTACTACAGGAAACAAAGGCATCTTTGCACCTGGAGGAGTATTGAGGTACTTAGGCTGTTGATCGCCTGTAGTTCGAGATTGAAAGGATACTATTCTACCAGAACGATCTCGTATAGGAAAGCAAATGCGTCCTGTAAAATCTTTTCCGGCATGAATGAATGCTTCAAACTCTCGGTATGTTTCTGCTCGAATTCCTCTCCAATTACCGATATATGGAGAGTATCCCTCTGGCATTTGTAGTCCCACGCTTTCCGCCCTTACTTCGTCTATTTTCTTTTTAAGAAGCTGTCGCCTCATTTCCATTTTGTTGACTTTTTCGCCGAAGTGGGTAAATAAGTTACCTTTAAATCCACAGGAGAAGCAGTTAAATATTCCTGTTACTTGGTCGATACGCATACTAGGATTACGGTCATTGTGGTCAGGGTGTAAACAACTAACCACATAGTCCTTACCTTTTGGAATATATGCAATATCTTTATTTTTGAGTAGATCCTCTACATTCATTAATAGTCTTCGTCCACGCCAAAGCCTGCCGAAGCTAGTGCATCCCCGTCCCAGTCAAGGAGGAAACTATCCCCATCATCAAAGTATTCGGGTACTTCACCGTGAAGAGTTTCATTTACTACATCTTGTACATACTGGTAGTAGTCTGCGTGTTCATCATCGAATAAATGAAAGTATTTTGATAGTCGAGCAAGAGTTACATCGGCGTGTTCAAAGTCGCCGACATCCATATCCTTCTCCAGAATATCAAATAAATCTTTAATCTTAGGTGCTAAGCGTGAATTCATCGTCTCATCCTTGCAATGTCTTTCATTTCTTGTTCGTTGATGATTGGAACAGCGTTTGATTTGTGCATTGTTCCGATGCCTTTAACCAAGGATCCTGTATATCGCTTTGGTTCTGGCCTAGCGGTAGATGCAGTTGCTGAGGTATTACTTCTGTATTCAGGTGTTTCTCGTCGATAAGGTTTTGGAGCGTTTGATTGAACTGCTCGGATAACTGGTCGAGCGCTTTTAGTATTGCTTTTCGTCTTTCTACGTCCTGAAGTTGTGTGTCCGATAGAGCCATAAAACATTCCCATAAATAAAAAATCCCCATGAATTGAAGTAATATTATACAGCAATCCACAGGGATAGTCAAGAACTTTTTTTATCAGAGGTCGTCAATATCTTCATCAGTTTTGTGTGAACTAGCTTCTCGCTCCTGAGGAGTAAGTGCTGTGTCTGGCCCCATTTTCAAAGATTCCCAATCCATTACAGATGTGAAAGACTTCATACTAGCGGCTCTCATTTTTACACAGTTAAAGCTAATGCAGGCATCTTCTTGATCGTACGCTTCGAGAGCATAGGCTGCATCAGCCGCATCAAGAATGCCTTTTGCGAAGCGTGCTTCGCCGGTTGCATCGGTTTGGTAAGGAGAGAATACTGTGCATTCATACTCCTGTGCCATAGCTTTAAGTGCTTTGGATACTTCAATCTGTTCCGTCCAATCGTACTGCCCTCCCCGAGAGGGAATGTTAGAACGCTTGACTTGGTTGATATAGTCAACAATAATGACGCCAGCGTCAATACGATTAACTTTCTTGTCGAGTTCGGCACGGATCTTCGCAAGAGTTAAACTAGGATCATAAACTACATCGAGCTGTTGAGTCGGGAGAAGCTCATGCTCTGTCGTAAGTTTACGATGAAACTCTTGGAAGTCTCGGTTTTCCCGATACTCCTTCAACCGGTCCTGACCTTGCTGGAAGCGGCTCGCCCACCAGCCAGCCACTTTCTCCCACTCGGTCACACTTAGATTTTGTGTCCGAAGTCGAGAATATGGCACTTCAGTAGCGATAGAACAACACCGTTGCAGTATTGATCTACTATCCATCTCGATCGTGAAATAGATAGCTGAACGGCCAGACTGAAATACATTGTTTGCAATGTTAGCACACGTAAGAGACTTACCAGCCCCGCGGCGACCACCAACCAGAACCAAATCTCGGGGGGAGAACTTGATTTCATGGTCGTACTCAGCGTTGAGACCAAGACCAATATATCTACCGATCTCTTCTTCAGGCTCAAACAGTTCTATACGTTGCATACTTTCTTGAGGAACTTCAAGGTCAACCTTGTCCTCAATATCCAAAACAATTTGATGAAGCTCTTGCACTGACTCTTCTGCAGACGAAAAGACTACAGAATTATCAATATAAGTGTCAAGAGAGTTAAGGATTTCTTTCTGAGTATATTCATTCTTAAGATACTCAAGTAAAGTACCGGCATCAATCTCTACGTCGACGGCTTCGATAGCGAAGACCTTATCGCGGGTAGGTGCATGTCGTATACTTAACTTGAGATCGTCGAACGAAGGGAACTCGTGAAACTTCTCGCAGTGCTTGTCAATTTGACTATAAAGCGTGTGATATTCGGCAGGCAGATACTCTTTACGTAGATAACTCCACGTTTCAAAGTCTGCCAGCGCGATGCACTGCTTTATCAAAGCACTTGATATATTCAAAAGTTCCCCCGAACATTAAAAAGGCCGACTAGAAAGACTCTAGCCAGCCTACCTCACACAAAAGTGTAATTACTGAGACTTAGCTGCCTTAGCGGCACCATCATAGTCAGCAGCAGTTAGACCGCGACGAGTCAACATAGTCTTCACGCCACGAGCAGTTTTACCGATAGACTCGGCAATTGCTTCAACAGTCATAGCAGCAACGTCAACACCGTCGAGAGGATCTACGTTAGTAGAACCCTTGGTGTTCTCCTGACGAGGAATCGCCTGGATGTCGCCGGAACGAAGAAGGCTAAGAGCCTTACCACGAACACTGTTTACAGAGCGGTCAAGGGCTGTAGCGATTGCTTCAACAAACGCACCGTCATTCACCATAGTGATGAAAGTAGCCTCTTCAGCTTCTGAGTAAGTACGTACACTCTCTACCTTAGGAGCAGGAGCAACGTGGTCAGTCAACTCCATAGACAAGATTTTGCCTTGGATAGACTTAGGTGAGAACTCACCGCCTTCGAAGTGCTCAGCAATTTGAGCATATGTGTACTGACCAGAGTTGTCAGTAACAAAAGCACGGAGAGTAGCTTCTTGCGTATCGCTGAACGAACGTCCACCGGCGGCAGAAGCAAGCTCTACGTCGTATCCCATCTTTCGCAGTTTGCTAGAGATAGAACGAGTAGAAGTTTCAAGCTGGTCTGCTGCTTCTGCAACAGTAGCTTGTGAGACGGGGCTTTCGCCACCGACAAAGTTTGTAAGCGCTTCAGTGCGCTCATCGGTCCACTTAGGAAGTGCCATATTAATTCTCCAAAAATGATCTAAGATCAGTTACTATAGTAACGCCAGTATCTCTGGCTTGTCGTGTTTTAGCAGATTCAGTCCCACCCTCATTGATGAGAAAGTCTACTTGTTTGGTTAGACTAGATTTAACTTCGTATCCAGCCGCATTCAAAGCTTCGGTAGCATCAGCTTTGGTTTTGAAACTCTTCAACCTACCACTAATGCAGACAAAACCTTTACTCGCAGGCACAGAAATACCAGAGAACTTATAGTCAAACGGCATAGAGCCATCAAAGTACCCATAATAATCTCTGCGTATCCAAGTCAATAAATTGTCTGTAGCTTTTGGGCCTAATCCGGCACGCTCACAAGCGTCTGCGTTGATTTCAAATAATGTATTTACAGTCTCAGACAGCTTCCGTGTTGCCGTTTTTCCGATTAATGGAATACCAAAAGCAGGAAGTACAAGCTCAAGCGGAGCAGAAGCAGAGTTCAGAATCTCCGCTATGAGCTTGGATGTCACTTTTTCAGAGCCCAACGATGCTAAGATATGCTCTTCGGAAGAGGTATAAATGTCGGACGGGCAAGTCCAGCCTAGCCGTTGAATAGACGCAGGGCCGAGACCCTTGATCTTCATGGTTTTGGCAAAGTGCTCCACTGCCTTCGCATTTTGTGCAGGGCACAGAATGTTACGACAGTATAAGGAATCAGTGACCCACTCTAGCTCACTGTCACAAGAAGGACAATTAGTAGGAGGTAAGATTTCTTGGAACATGGACTACTCCGAAAAAGTGAAAAGATATTATACGAAAAGTTGAGCTAAAAGTCAAGAACTATTTTTCTCGATGTCCACTCGTCTCACGATTCGTGGAATGATCTCCCCACTCCGTATAACTTCAACTGAGCAACCTATTTCTAGGTCCAGAGAGCGAATGTACTCGATGTTGTGTAGAGTTGCACGGCTCACAAGTGCATCCCCCACTTCGACGGGCTTTAGTATGGCAACTGGGCTCACGACCCCTGATTTGCCTACTTGCCACACAACATCAAGTAATTCTGTAGTCACCCCATCCTTCTGCTCTTTAAGAGCGAAAGCCCCTCGGGGGTGATGAGCTGTATATCCCATTCTATAGAAAGCCTCATAACTATCTACCCTGAACACCTCGCCGTCCGTTGGGAAGCCGGATGCATCGAAGTGAGTGATAGTATCAAAGCCCTCTTGGGCCAAACCGTCCATTGCAGAGGTAAGATGCGTGTGTTCGATATACTCGCCTTGAATGTCATACGCTACAAAACGTAGGTATGAACAACGAGCACGGAACTCTTGCATGTCTTTGAGATTCAAAGACCCCGCTGCAAAGTTGCGAGAGTTTGGAATCGTATCGGGCGCTACGACTTCACCAGTAATTTGGCAAGTGCCAATAGTACTGATATTTGCAGGTACTAGCTCTTCTAGCTTCAACGTGATATCACGACCAATATTGCCGTCTCCCCTGGTTAAAGCCTGAGCTAGATGGCCGTTGACATACTGCAACGACACTGCCGCCCCATCAAGTTTAGGTGTACGCACCATAGGTGACGCAACGCCTTCTATGTCATTTATGTTAAAAACTTTCTGCAGAGAATACATTTTATACAGGTGTGGAATACCGTCAGTAACCGTATGTCCCACCGCATCATAACTGTACAATCTTGCTAATGCATCAAACTCAGCATCCGAGATTATCGGAGTACCTGAGTAGTACATTGCAGAAGCCTTTTCCAAAAAATGTTGCATATAGTTCCCTCACTCAATAAACAATATTATACAGAAAAAAGGAAACAAAGTCAAGAATTATTTTGAGTATAAGTCCTTGATAAGTTCACCGAAGTGTTCTTCAATGATTTCCTTACTTTCTGCAAGTGATAAGATTTCGACTAGCCCGACGAAAAGATTTCTCGAATTATCAAAATCAAGAGGCATCGCTATACCCTCACTACTAGGCTTCCATTCTTCGTCAAAGTCCATATAGTACTTACGAACGTGCAAATACTCTATGCCTCTAAACGCATTGATGGTAAGCCTGACCTGTACCTCCTTGGTCTCATCGTAATGAATTACCTTCTCATAAATCTCAGGTGCTTGGTATAGTTCCATTTTAATCTCCGTTTTTTAACACGGAGGCTAACGGTACTACACTCGTCACATTCTGTGGCTTGAGTAGGCGAAAGGAGTCGGTGTCCCAACAAAAAAGCAAAAGAGTCTGTTCAGATTCCTTTGCTCTGTTTTTCTTTTGTTGAATGTAGGGCGTGCTGAAGTCCAATGTGCAAACATTGTATTTCAACTTATTACTGTTTTCACTGCGATAAGTGATTACAGCATCACCGTACTCATCGACGAGCCGTGCTAGTTCTTCTTTTTTCACAAATGCTCCTAATGAAGCGGGTTGGCAGAATCTTCTCCCGTGCCGACTTGCTAAGGATGTGAAAGGGGCTTACGCCCCAAGAATTAGCCGTTTACTGCTGCGATAACTCCAGCAAAGTACATTGCTGCTTTACCTGTCAACTTGCTGACGATTTCTTCATCAACTTCTTGACCTGCATCAGTGAGTGCTGCTGTAAGAGACTCGATAGCTGCTGCTTTAGATACGCGAGTACTAGTTGCTCCACTCGCCTTTGATGTCCCACCAGAGGCGGGGGCTTTTTTTACATATACGCCTGCCTTGGTAAGTACCATGCGAACACCGTTAGGTGATTGATCGAACTGCTCTGCGATTTCTGCGACGATCTCCATGCTGTTTTCTGGAGTTGGATTACCTGCTTCGTACGCCTCGATAACCTCTGCTTTCTGTTCGTCTGTCCACGCCATTTTACGTTTCCTTCTAGTTTGTGATTGTGTTGCTCCAGGACAGTTGCCTGTAGCTTGTAGTTGTGCTTGATAAAATCTATC